GGGCCGATACGCAGCCTACCGCTTGCGCTTCATTCTTGCCTCGTCGAGCTTGCGCCTTCGTTCGTCACGCTTGGCACGCTCATTGAAGATGTACGAAAAGTCCGCCAACAGTTGCGGATGCTGATCATACAGACCGCCCGCCACTGGAAGGTGATTCCAGTTCATCGCATCACACATCAGGAACATGCGAATAGAGGACATCATATTCTCGATCGGGTGATCTGCCAACAGATCTGCTACTTGCCGACGGAAAGTGCTTCCCCCTGCTCCTTCTTCACCGCCGCCTCGCGAAGCTCCTGCAGGTTAGCGATCTCCTTGTCGATCTCCTCGACCGTCTGCTCACCCATCAAGAATGGGTTCGCCTTGCGGATCTCCTTCTCCAGCTCATCCACGAGGGACGGGTTGGCCACATTCAACCACTGGTTGAGAGTGGAACCACTACTCGACTTACTGAATGGCACCGGCTCCATGCGACCATTCAGCAGACGGTACATCTTCCAGTCGACAACGCAGGTGGTGATGAGCGCATGCCGGTCTGTGGCCGGGTCGATACGCATCTGGGCGTTACCAGTCTGACGCATCAAAGTCACGTCACGGTTTGTCGCCTGCTGATACTTCGACCGGTCACCCTCATTCATCACCTTGTAAACGATGAACTGCTGACCATCAGGAAGCATGAAGGTTCGACGGTCATCGAAACCCCAGTAGTCCCCGTAAACAGGCTCAGTCAGGCTGACACCGTTAGCCTCGGCGGCAGTAGCGTCATAAGCTGGAACAGTCATTGTGGACCCTCTCGGTGGTCACGTGAACTTTGGGAACGGCCCCCC